TTTATGCTCCCCCCCTATTTGGTCTTAATCGTTTTTCCCCATTCTGTATTTTGTCGGTAAACGGTAGTATTTAGAATGGTGAACGGTAGGCATATAAATTGACATGTGACCCTGTATCCCTTATACTGTAGGCACAGCCTACAAGGGTAGGTAGTAGTTAGCCCATTGCACGGGGTTACAGTGCAGTTGCGTGGGGATAGTCTTAACCGCGCTATAGGCTAGGGGCTGAACCTTGAAAACGCTATAACGATTAGATACCAGATACCCGCTCAATAATGGCGTTGCGGATAGGGGTTTACTATGAGATATTCCGTTAAAGTTGTCCGTAACTATTACAACACTAAAGCAATTCGGGAGCAAAAACAAACAGACGAACGTTTCTTTAGTGATTCGCTCGATTGTGCTTTAATTGCATATAATTCTACAATTATAGGCGAGCGCATAACTAGTGAGATGCACTCAATTAATGGTAGTAGTAATATTTATGTGACGCTGATAGTTCGACTTGACGGCGAAAGTGTCGTTCTCGAATCTACGTTCATTCATAACGGTGAGGTGCAATAATGGAGCGTTTCACTATTTGCGGCTTGCGCTCATTCGTTGACTTTATCAACGAAACACTACCTTTTAAGAATTGGCTTTTTAAATCGACATGCCCGCGCGATGCATACGCTAAAGTTGTATCGTATGTCGTTCAACACAACATTTAATCATTAATGAGCATTTAAGCAACGCCATTATTGAGCGGGTAAAACAAACTAGCACGAAAGTAGGTAACAAAAATGAAAAAGTCCGAACTATTTACGCAAGAGATGCTTGAAACGTTTACGTGTCATCCATACGCCGATGCACCAATTCGATACGGTGAGGGCGTGTATTTGAGCGATGTTTACGGTTCATATAGTGATGCTAAAGAAAGCGCCTATAATTATTGTAAACGTTTGTGCAAGGAATTCAACGGGCGTGACTTTCGGATTGCAGGGCATAATTGTATGACTTTCAGCGTTCAATTTGAGTTTGAAAACCCGCTGAACGGTTGCATTATGCTTGCTCATATTACACGCTATAACAACCATCTTTATTTTAAATAGGGGCTATTCATGGTATACATTAAGACGCAACACTACAACAATGGCCTTAATAAGCCCTATTCAAATGCAACTATGCATCACATTTACAAGCACCCTAACGGCTCTTTTACGATGAAAGACGCTCGAAAGTATATCAGCGGCCATAGTCTTTACGGTATTCGCGGTTATCTTTTTGAGAACCTAAAAAATAACGGTTATGTTATTTGGTTCACAAAAACAGACATTGAAGCCGAATGCAAGTATACCGATACAAGGAATTGCAATGCCTAAAGAGATAATTCTAGCCGTGGCGTTTATCGCCACGGCGGCGGCTTGGATACGATGCTTAATCGTTCAACGTGAGTTGCAAATATATAGTATCTTGCGTGAATCCAAGAAGACGCAAGAAAAAGCAGAAAGTGAGTATAAAAGTGTTCATTGCAAGTAATGCGCTATGGGGTATAGCCGCTGTTTGGGCTTTCACCCTGATAATAGCTTACGTGTTAGGCGCTGAATCAAACAGGTAAAAGTTGGGCAGGGTTAACAACCCTGCTTAACTTTTATCAAAATTACCTGAAGTTAACATTCACCTAACCGCTATAGGACGATGACCGTCAATTTACAAGGCGATGACCGCCAATTTTAGAGAGGACGATGACCGATGTTTGTCGTGGAAGTTTTGATGTCTGCATTCAATGCTAAAGGTGGAGTAATTGAGCAAACCCGTAATACAAAGTATTTCGATAATATTGATGAAGCGATGGGTTCATATAATTACCATTATTCCTTGGTAAGCGATTTAGCGCGAACTAATTATGACTGGGATGTTTTCGTAATCTCCCTTTTCGGCGGTAGCGAGCTGCTGAAGATGCAGACGATTCGACATAAGGAGGAGTAGGGATGCAATACCATTTCAAACTGTACCTCGATGGCGATTGCATCGATGAATTCGATGAAGAACTGTACGACGATGAGGACATGAAGAATTTCGCTCATTACGTTCTTATTCAGAATGACCAAAACGCCAAGATTTTCATTTGGGATGAATACGGTAGGCGATATGGTTATCAACTCAACTACGGTAAGCTAAAATGGGCGGGAAGGATTGGAAAATGACTGAAGAGGAATTCCGCAATAAGCTGGTACAAATAAATCTTGACTTCTATGGGTTGTTTAATAGGTACACTAACGAGAGGGATGCCATAGAATTTCAGAAATATATGGTAGCGTTGTATGATAATAAGGAGGTTGATACTTCTATGATGATAATGCTCATGGAAAAGTTGAGAATTGAAGTTTACGAGCATAAATCATCTGATGGAAAATATAGGTATTATTTCGTTGATGCAGGCATTGTTGAAACTGTTTTTGAAGACGAGGATTTTCGGAATATCGTAAATGAAAAATCATCTTGTGCCATGATGTATAATGGTGGAATTTACTTTAAAAATGGCAGAAAGCTATCTTCATTTAATTTCCGCATGTATGGGAGTTATCTATTCCAGAAATATTTAGGCGCTAATTATGCTGAAGAATTTTCAGACTATATATTAGCGCTTTTGTTCAGTGATGATGTCGAAACAACGGTATTGTATGACATGCTTTGGGAATTGAGAACCAAAATCGCCGCGACTGGCAAAGGAAAGATAGGCAAGATGGATTATGACTTTATTTGTGAAATGATGGAGTGTGAAGAAATGATGAAAATCATTGAAGAAAACTCATTCATTATGGACAATGACGACGAATAGTCGTATTGTATAAGCACTGGGTAACCTACGAGAAAGGAATTTGAAATGGCTGACAAGATTACCCGCACCGTTAACACCTACAAGGTATCTCTTATCGAGATGGTAAAGACCGATGAGGGCTACAGATGCCAGGTCACTGGCCTTGGCGTTCACAAAGGCACGTCTTGCACGAAGAAGGACATGAGAACCGCTCTAAAGGCGGCTGGCGTTCATGTCAAGCCTGGTGCGACCATGGAAGCCGAAATCATTGGCAAGACTATGTACTCGATGCCCTGGGAGCAGTTTGAATCGCTGGCAACAGAGGAAGAGGTTGTCGCAGAATCCACCGAAACCGAGGAGTAGCAATGAGCAATATCAATGAGGTTATTGTAGCTGGCAATGTAACTCGCGACCCTGAATTCCGTGAAACCGATGGTGGCGTGTCAATCATGAATTTCGGTATCGCCGTCAACGATTACGCGAAGAATGAGGATTACACCAACTTCTTCGATGTGACGATGTTCGGTCTTCAGGCGGATGCCCTGGCCGATATCATCAAGAAGGGTATGAAGCTCACCATCCATGGCAAGCTTCGCTATTCTTCTTGGGAGAATAAGGACGGCGAGCGTCGCTCAAAGGTCGAAATCATCGGCAAGGAGGTCGAGCTTCCTCCGCGAGGAGATAGCGGTGATTCCCGTGGCAAGCGGAACTATCGCCGATAGGTTGGATATCGTTGACCTGCTCGATTACGTCTCAAGGTATCAGCCGGTTGAGGTGGTCAACGACGAAGAAGTGTTCTCGGGGCGTCTCTTGATGACGCCCCTTCATATGGCACTGATGCCAATTCAAGCATTGGAAATAAGAGACAATATATTGGTAATCAGTCTCTAAGGAGGGATTATGGCGCGTTCACCAGTATATACCTCGTTGAGGGATTCGCCGTATGAATACATGTTCGGCAATGTGCGTTTCAAGTTTTCTTCCGCCTTGCATCGAGACAAATTCTCTAAGGGGTTGGCGCAGCGAATAGCATGGCTAAACGATTCGATGTCACGACGTTTCAAGTGCCTGGTCGATTTCCGCCTTATGGCGGCTATCCAATGGTATGAGATGTGCGAGACGCGAGGATACTGCGTCGAGGTTCTTCGCGATGACGGGACTTGGGAGCGCCACAATATGCCGACAGTAGAGCTGAAGGCGGTTCTCGATGGGTGCTAAGTTCAGGGTTGGACGTTCCGAATCGCAAACCCTGAAGAACCTGGTTCGTTCATACAATCGCGAGGTTGTCAAGATGGAAGCCAAGCTTCCTATGCAGGTTCATCTTCCGCCATCGGTGGACTATGATGACATCAAATCCCGTATCCATAACAAACGTGATTACATTAGAGAGGTCAACAGGCTTAAGCGAATCAAGTCCCCAAATGCTGGCGAGGTGCATGAGCTTCCTAGTGGAACTTTGATAACAAAATATGAGTTCAATGAAACTTCAATCATGAAAAGGGCATACAACCAATCTCGCGTAGCCATGCTGAAGAAGCTGGGCATCGAGGTCGAGAAGGTCAAGGTGCCAGCGACGGCACATCGCAAGGGCTTCGAGTATTGGAGGGGCAAAACGCCGAAGGACAGGATGGCATTGGAGGGAATGTCGAACGCCCTGCCAATCGGCGCGAAGATAGATTGGGTGCCATCTGGCGATGTTCCAGGCAAGAAAGGCCGCCCGATGACCGTGATGAATCGCGTGAACAAATATAGGATGGACGCGAGCGTTACCGCCAACAGATATTTCGATTCATACGTAAAGGCATTGCATACCGTGTTCGACCCTATGGGCATGGGAAGCGATTTGGTTAAAGAAATCGAGACGTTGATAGCCGATATGCGAAAGGCGGGTATACCGCTGGAGGAAGTCTACAAGGACACTGCGGCGGCGGACATCGATGCGACGCTTTATTTCGTTTACGACCCCACGGATGATGATATCAGGACAAGGCGAATCAGGGAATATTGGAAGAATGTCAGAGACAAATACAAGACCCAATTAGGAGGTTAGCCATGTGTCTAGGTGGTGCGCTGACTTTGAGACTATAGAGGAGCGGGACGAGGAGAAGGTGCGTGTTTGGTCTTGGTGCGCGTCTGAAATCGGTAACACCGATAATATCTATAGAGGGTTGGATATCGAATCCTTCATGCAATGGCTTAAGCATCGTCAAGGGGAGACGGTGTATTTCCACAACCTCCAATACGACGGCGGCTACATCGTGGATTGGCTGCTGAAGAATGGATGGGAATGGCGGCAAGATAACCAGGATTTCGTTCCAGGCGTTTTCACTTCGCTGATTTCGGATATGAACGTATGGTATTGCCTGAAGCTCTATTGGGGAGGGAAGCCCGTCGAAATCTTGGACAGCCTGAAGGTAATTCCGCTGAAGATAGCTAAAATCCCTGAAGCGTTCGGATTGCCGATTGCCAAGGGGGAAATCGATTACAATAGGTATCGCGAGGTAGGATACGAGCCGACACCAGAGGAGTGGGACTATATAGACCATGACGTGAGAATCGACGCGATGGCGATGGACGTTATGTTGGAGCAGGGCTTGACTAAGATGACTGCTGGTTCCAACGCGCTTCACACGTACATAGACATGATGGGCGGCAAGAAGCGTTTTCGCAAGGTGTTCCCAATCATCGATTGTGACGAGGAGCTTCGTCAGGCATATCGCGGAGGATTCACCTATGCGTCCGACAAATACAAGGGTCGCTGCATAGGCCATGGAATAGGGTTCGACGTCAATTCGCTGTACCCGTCCGTGATGGCGGCTACCGATGGGCAATTGCTGCCGTTCGGAGAGCCAATCCATTACGACGGCGAATACGAGACTGATGAGCTTTATCCGCTGTTCATACAGAGGATTAGGGTTTCGTTCAGGGTAAAGACAGACCACATTCCGACAATCCAAATCCACAAATCGCCGTTACACAATCCACGAGAGTATGCCAAGGATTCCAAAGGCATCGTGGAATTGACGTTGACGAGCGTAGATTTGGAGTTGATGTTCCAGCAATACGAAATCGATTTCTACGAGCCGTTGGATGGATGGAAGTTCAGGGCTTCCAGGACGCTGTTCAAGAAGTACGTTGAGTATTGGAACGAAGTCAAGATGAAGTCGAGGGCTGAAGGCAACGAGGGCATGGCAACTATAGCCAAGCTGATGTTGAATTCTCTTTACGGCAAGTTCGCCACTAAAACAGTGGCGGCTTCCAAGCAGCCCGTTCTAGACGAGACGGGAAAGGTCAAATACGTGCTTCTCCCAGAGGAGACGAAGGAGAGCGTGTACCTGCCAGTCGGATGCTTCATCACGGCATGGGCGCGATACAAGACCATCAACGCTTGCCAGGCGAACTACTACCGTTTCGCGTATTGCGACACGGATTCGTGCAAGCTGGTCGGATTCTCCAAGCCAGTAGGCATGGAGATAGACCCGCTGAAGCTCGGAGCGTGGAAGTTCGAGAGCGTATACGAGGAACAGAAATACCTCGGGGCGAAGTGCTACATGTGCCAGGAGCTTGATTGGTCGGTGGACGACAGGAAGCCGTCAATCCATGTGGCGGGAATGCCCGATTCATGTCATAAATACGTCACGTTCGACAACTTCAAGGTAGGAAGCAGCTACCCAGGCAAGCTGAAGCGCAAGACAGTAAACGGCGGCGTTCTGCTTGTCGAGGGAGAGCACACAATAAAGGAAAGGATGTTCTGATGGCATACAAAGACACAAAATTCGAGGACGTTACACAAGAAATCTGGGAGAGCGTCGCAGGAATAGCCGACGAGAAGGAGACGATTGAAGCAACGTCCGCCGAATCGCTGGCAGACATGGAGAAGCAGCGCGACGAAGCAATCCAACGTGCAGTCGATGCCGAAGCTTCGCTGAAGGAGCAGAAGCAGAAGTACGTCGATGCTTTCTTCGCGAGCAATAATCAGTCCGAGCAAAAAGAACCAGTGGACAAAAAGTCCAAAGTGTCGTACCCTACCACGATGAAGGATATCGATGCGCTGTTCGAGAAAGGAAATTAACATGGCAGGACAGGCAACAGTTAAGAAAGTCATGAAAACCCTTGGCACCGAGGGCACTAAGGGCATCGTAAACCAGGCCGTGAATGCTAACCCAGAACTGGCTCATGCTCTAGTTGACAATGACGTTGCGACATACGCTGTTGGAGAGGGTTCCAACGAAGTTCTCATTTATGATGACAACGATTCAATCATCAAAATCGGCCAAATCATCACGAACTATCAGCCGTACATGAACACGTTCGTTCCCGCACTGGTCAACCAAATCGGCATGGTCGCGATTGAGCGTATGATGTGGATGAACAAATGGTCGAAGTTCTACCAAGGCCAGTACGAGGGAGCAGGTTCGACCGTTCAGGAAATCTTCGTGGATATCTGCGACCCGCACTCTTACAATCCTTCCACGGCGGAAGAGGAGCTGTTCAAACGCGAACTTCCCAACCTTATGAGCGCATACCACATGCTCGATTTCCAGAAGTTCTACAAGGTTACCGTTGAACGTCGTTCCGTACGCCAAGCTTTCTATGCCTGGTCTAAGGTCAACGACCTCATTGCGAACATCCTAGCGCAGATGTGGGTAGCCTTAGAGTATGATGTTTACCAGACCTGGAAGTACATGACTGCAAAATACATCGTTGGCGGCCATATGGCGCAGGTATCGATTCCCGCTCAGAATGGTTCCAAGGAAGCCGCCGACGGTGCGCTCAAGATGGTTAAGGAATACTCCACGTATTTAGACAATCCGTCCCGCAAGTTCAATGCAGCTGGCGTGATGAACGTCGTGGACAAATCCGAGCAGCAGGTTATCATCAACGCCAAGGCCAACGCCGATATTTCCGTCGAGACCTGGGCGCAGGCGTTCAACCTCCCCTATGCGCAGTTCGTGGGCAACGTGACCGAAATCGATTCTTTCTCGAATCTCGACGAGCAGCGTCTAGCGCTGATTTTCGAGAACGATGACAACTTCAAACAGCTTACTTCAGACGAGAAGCAGATTATCGACGCAACGCCCATCATCGTTTTCGGCCCAAAGTTCTTCCAGATTTACACCTATGACCGTTGGACTGATAACGTTTACAACGCGCAGGGCGCATATACCAACGAGCTGCTACACAACTGGATGATTTTCTCCATCAGCCCGTTCGAGCAGGCCATCGCGTTCACGTCGGCTGCATCCACTGTAACTGGCGTTACGGCATCCCCGACCGCAGCCAACGTCTCCGCTGGGCAGGATATTACGCTCACTGCCACCGTTGCTGGCTCGGGAATCTACTCCCGCAACGTTCAATGGACTATGGAGGGCGCGACCAAGAGCGGCACCGTTCTAACGGGCAACCGTCTCCATGTAGCGTCCGACGAGCCGTCCGCAACGGCAATCAATGTTACCGCGACTTCGCTCCAGGATTCGTCCAAGAAAGCGACAGCGACCATTACCGTTTCTTAATAGCGTAATTCCGAAAGCCCGTCCTGAATTGGGCGGGCTTTTCTTATAGAAGGAGGGTTTGATGGCGAACACCAAAGTCCGCATAGGCTGGGTACCATGGTGCGGTGACGTTAACCATCGCCGCTATTTCGGCAGCGCGTCTGAGCAGCAATCGTGGATGGCTTCTCATCTAACGACGTTTTCTGCCGATGACTTCACATACCAGCGCGAGAACATGACGATGGACGTTCCGCTGAATTTCGAGCAGCTTACGGGCTGCAACTATGTCGCATACCAGAATGCCGACTATGGAAGCAAATGGTATTATGCTTTCATCACGTCTATGCAATACAAGGCAAAAGAAACTACCACGCTGTCTTTGCAGACAGATTACTTGGAGACATGGCTGTTCGATTTCGCATGGGAAGCCGCATTCGTCGAGCGCGAAATAGTAACGTCTGACGGCATCGGCGAGCACACCATGAGCGAGGGATTGGATGTGGGAAACTATATTCAGGCCAATCGCGACCAGAATCCCCCCGAGGGAATTTCTCTTTCAGATATGTACGCAGTGGCCATGACAACCATGTATCCAAAGACGGGTATCGCGGGAGGACTAGTAGAGTTGGCGGTACCCGTTGGAGGAGACAGGTACAACGGCGTGTATTCGGGCGCGTCACTTTTAGCGTTCCCGAACACGGCTGAATTTCAATGGTTCACGAAGGAAATGACGGAGCTTGGTGCCGCTGACGCGATTATCGGCGCGTTCATGGTACCGAAAGGTATGGTTGACGGGGGATACGGCGTTACGCCGTGCGATAACGGCCATGGCGTGTGGATAAACAGCGGTGAGATGGCATACACTGCGGAGAAGAAATACTCCGTCAACTGCTCCGACATCGATGGGTACGTTCCTAAGAACAACAAGCTGTTCACGTATCCATATAACGTTGTGTGTTTGAGCGACACTACAAATGAGCTGGAATTGATGCCAGAGCGCTTTCAATCCGTGAACGGGTCGAGAGGAAGCAAGGATGTATCGTTCGGGTGGTACATGGTATGCGAGCAGAATTCGGGCATGATGGCATCGCCGAACAAATACAATGGCGTTTCGCCCAACTACGAATACGCCATCGTGACGAGCGGATGGCCGCAGGTGAATTGGAACGTTGACGCTTTCTCGCAATACATGACATCAAGCTTCATCGGGTCGCTGGCGAATACCGCTGGAACAATCGCGATGATGATTCCGCAGATGCGAATCGCTGGTATGGCGGGACAAATCAGCAAGGCAATCGGCGCAGGAACGGTTGCTTCGGCGGCTACGCAGATGGCGGGCGGGTTGACGGAAGCTGCGCTGAGGCCGAATCAGCTCAAAGGTGGTTCCACGAGCAACCTCAAGCAGGGAATGCGCATTGGGCTTCCTTACGTTTACCAAAAGCAATGCAAGGCCGATATAGCCAAGGCCATCGATGACCACTTCAGCGTCTATGGCTACTGCATCGAGCAGGTCAAGGTTCCCGCGCGAACTGGCAGACCGTGTTGGAACTACGTGCAGACCCGCCACGCCGACTTCAACGGCAAGGTTCCAGAATACGCCATGGATGCCATAAACAGAATGCACGACGAGGGCATTTGGTATTGGCATGTTGACGATGTGGGCAATTTCGGTTTGGACAACTCTCTCTAAGGAGGAATTATGGGAGCAATCCCCAATGGAAACATAGGCGTTGGAAGCTGGTTCTTCAGCACTGGGTACGCGCCGCTTTGCGCTAACATGGCTTCGCATTGGCGAAAGATGGAGCGCAAGAAGTCGCAGGACGGCGACCCGTTCGCATACGAGGAAATCGACCCAGCGGCCATGTTCTCCATCACGAAGAACTACTTCATGCAGAAAATGCTGATGCAGCTTGTTACGCGTTACGAGTGGAAGAACCTTCCAGAAGGAATAGACCCGTTATACCTCGAATACCTTCTAGCGACGAGCGGCAGCGCGGTTCTCTTCAAGGACGATGCGCTGAAGGATGACGTGCAGGCTCGAGCGCCAGAAGGGTTCGCTGTCATGCCCGTCAATTCAAAGAACGACAAGATGGACATTTACTTCATGCCTACCGAGCCGATGGCCTACAATCCAGTAGAGGACAAGAATTACGCGCTAGACGATACGAATTCGGTAGTGATTCTAGACAACAGGCTTAGGATTCCGCTTTTGTCTTATGTAGAGATGTTCGCAGAGCGAATGACCATGTATCAGATGACAATCGATACCAATGTCAAGCAGCAGCAGGTCGCGAAGGTGTTCAAGTTCCCCGAGAAGCAGAAGTTGAGCGGCTTTAAGCTCATTCGGCAGATGTTCAGCGGTCGAATCTGGACTGCCGCAGCAGATTCAACAGACATCGGGTTCATGGACACGGTGGATTTCACTACGCCGTATATAGCCAACGAGGTCATGCTGACACAGAACAAATATTGGAACGAATGGCTTACCTTCATCGGCATTGAGAACACGAACGACGATAAGAAGGAACGTCAAATCACGAGCGAAATCATGTCGAATCTTGGAGAAACGATGATTCAGCGCGAAATCTGCCTGGCATCGCGTAAGATGGCAGTCGAAAGCGCGAACGCCAAATGGGGTTTGGACATCGAGGTTGAATTCAGGGAGGTGGACTATGGAGTTTCAGCAGATGCTGGCGCAGATGAAGACGAACCGCCGCTTGAGGATGCGTCGCAAGACGTGGAGGAATGACGCTATCGGTATTGAGGATGGCGTGCTCACTTTCTATAAGAAGGGCGAGCCGCTTATGCCCTACATGCCGACTAACGAGGAGCTTATGGAAGCCGACGATTGGAAGGTGGCGGAATGACCAAAGACGAAGCCATTGCGGCCATCGAAGCTGGAAAGAAGGTAACCCATACGCTTTGGGACGAGGATTCGGTAACCGATTTGAAGCCGATGGTTTATATCAGCGAAATCGATTACAAGCTGGTCATTGATTACGGAGGGGATTTCATCGAGGAATTCTCTTACGCCAACATGACATCGCCCGTCGGATGGGAGCTGGTATAGATGGCTCAAGACACTATTCAGTTAAGGACTTTCGTTACCCAATGGGCAAAGGATGCTGGGTCTTATAACCCAGCCATGCCAGAATGGAAGCAGGATTTCTCACCCGCATACGCGCGGTTGGGATTGGACGAGTATCCGATTTACGACGAATCCAAAAGGAGACAGCTAAACGACAAGTTCATCCGCCATTATTGGATGCGCGAAATCGGATGCGAGACTGTTGGTCACTTCTGTCTTTGGTGCTCGAACACGTTCAACGAGATTATGCCGTACTACAACAAGATGTATGAGACGGAGCTTTTGAACGTGGAGCACCTTCTAGGAATAAAGCGTCACAAGGTTGTAGACATGCTGCGCGATTTCGACGAAAGCTCAAGCGGCAACGGAAGCGCGGACACGTCTACGTCATCCATTGGGAAGTCTACCAACAAATTCTCGGACACTCCGCAGGATGAATTGTTCGTGTCGAAGGTCGATGCTGGGGATTACCTCACCAACCTCACCATCGAGGACACGGCGGACGATACCACGGTGGGCACCAAATCGAAAAGCGATGGAACCATCAAGCGGGACGAGACGAACAAGGACACAACGGACGAGTTCGTGACAGACCCGCGCTATTACCAAGCGTTCCTCGATTTGAGCGAGAAGATTCTCAACCTAGACATGCAGGTAATCAATAACGTGCAAGTGCAAGGTCTTTTCATGCAGGTTTGGAGCTAGACATGCAAGATTTGGGAAATCCTAATTTCTTCAAGATTTTCCAGGGTCAAGGGGAAGTCGCGTTGCACGACGGCGCGACATCCACCAACCCTGGGGTTATGTTGTCGTTGACGAACGAGCTTCAATTCCTAGGCGATTACGAGGTGGGCGTTGACGGTATTATCGGCGTGCTGCCAGAAGGGTACCGACCTAGCACGGAGATAATAGTTCCCGTTGTCGCTGTTGAAGGGTCGGCATCGAAGGTGACGATGATGCATGTCATGGATGACGGAACTTTGACCAGCGACCCTAATTCATCGATTAAAACCAACGGCATCGTGGTAAACTTATCGGGAAATTGGTATTAGAGAAAGGAGAGGTCATGGCAGACGAACCTTGCGCCAAGTCAATCGATTGGCTATACAACTGGTGCGCTGGTCTTATTCCATCAGTATATGACGAATCATTGTCATATTACGAGCAGATTGCCAAGGTGTTGAGCGTCCTAGAAGAGGTAATCAAGAATCTGGGCGAGACCGACGCAAACGCCGAAGAGCTGAAACGGCTCTATTATTCGCTGAAAGAGCAGTTCGATGAATTCGTCGATGGCGGTTTCGAGGAATACTACGAAGCGTTGCTTAGGGCTTGGATTGATGAGAACGCTCCTTCAATCGTAAAAGACATGCTGTTGACAGGTGTATTCTTCGGGTTGACTTCAGACGGATATTTCTGCGCCTACAAACCTTCCACATGGGAGGATGTGCAATTCGACACTGGCGCGATTTACGGAACAGAGGAATATGGGCGATTGATTCTTCGATGCGAAGTAAACGGCCATGGTGTCATCAACAATACGGGCTATGACGCTTCCGTCATGTCCGACACGATTGATTCTAGGTTCAAGGCAATCGCTGGAAACGACCTTGAGTATGACGACAAGTCGGCCACATTAAACGTCAAGACTTTAAAGGGTCAAGGGGAAGTCGCGTTGCACGACGGCGCGACATCCACAAACCCTGGTGTTTTGTTGTCGTTGACGAACCAGCTTCAATTCCTAGGCGATTACGATGTTCCCGCTGACGGAATTATCGGGACGCTGCCAATAGGGTGCCGCCCGAAATCAATCATAGCTTTTACAGTGAGTGCATCGTCAGGTGAAATTACAAAAACAACTGGTGCTACTATCTATCCTGATGGCACTTTTATGGTCGGCAAAGGAGGTACGACTGTCCATACAACAGGAATCGTGGTAAACTTGCCAGGAGATTGGTACTAAAGAAAGGGTAAACAATGGCAATCGACAACAACACAATGGATGTAATCAAGGCGGTCGTTGCGCAGGAATTGCAGAAAGCGACTTCCTTGAAAGGTGCAGCGCAGGGAATCGCCAAGGGCGTTACCCAATACGTCGGAGCGCGATACGTCCCGCTGTTCGCAAATCCAGCGCAATGGTCGAGCGAGCGTGAATACGAGCCGCTTACCATTGTTCTATACCAGGGCAATTCATTCACATCGATGCAATACGTCCCTATCGGAATCGATATCACAAATGAGGAATTCTGGGCGCAGACTGGCAACTACAACGCGCAGATTGAGCAGTACCGTCAGGAGGTCAGGCAATACTCTAAGAAAGTCGCTACGCTCGAAAATACCCAAACGCAGCAAGGCGCGACAATCGAGACCCTGAAATCGACGACCGAGAATCTTGGCAATTCTGTTAATGAGCTGAATACTAAGGTAGACGCATTGGATACTAAGGCAGACGCATTGGATACTAAGGTAGACGCATTGGATACTGCCGTTGATGGCATCAAGGCATCGGACAAGAGAAACTTGATTGCTGACAGGATTTCCAACGCCGATGGAAAGTTCCGAGCGCAAATTGCATCTGATGAAGATTGGCAAGGTGGTTGCCCAGTAGGCGATAAATACTACGCTGTTTATTGCAATAGCGCGACCAAATCCCGCGTGGCGCTGTTCAACGTCGAAACTGGTGACACTGTTACAATCATTGACCTTGGAGACCCGTCATTCAAAGGCAACAATATGAGCTATTACAATGGAGAGCTTATTTGTTCTGGTTCTTCAAAAACGTCGAGGGGTAATTTGATTTACTTCTTGAAAGTTAATGGTGGAAATCTTTCCCTTGCCAGGACTATCGACAGCGGCCAATTCGGCATGGATGAAGCATGTTGGGGATTCGGACACTACAAGGATGACGACGAGCATTATTATTGGGCGACCGAATACTTGACGCAATTCTATTACGTCAACAAGTCTTGCACCAAGAAAACGCTTATCGGCTCTGTTGAATTGCCTAACAACACCGCATATTCTAATTCAATGCAGCAGTCAATGAGCTACAACAAGGAATACGACGTATTCATTTCTTCGCGCTCGAATTGCTTCAATCTGTATGACGGCGAATTGCATTACATCAAGACAGTCCCTATTGCCGACACCCTCAATTGCATTTGGCGAGAAGAAATCGAGCAGGTGACTTTGTATGATGGCAAACTCTGGATGCACAACAACCCGTTGATTCGCAATTATTCGACGTATGCTTCTCCCGCCGTATGGAGCGTGGAGCTGCAAGGTCAAATGTCACATGGCTACCCGACTGGTGGCTGGAATGCAGCTGTTGCCATTGTATTCGACAATCAGACAGAAATCCCGAAGGTCGAGGATGGAAACCCGATTACCACTGTTACCGTTGGCAAAACGGTAGACATTGGTGCGGCTATGACGGAATTGGGTCATTCTACTCCGCTTTTCCGTCTTACCTTGCTAGCTTCAACTCCGTATATCATCTTCCTTCCGAAATACGGGGAAGTGAATCTCAATGAAAAAACGGTAGGCGGAATCGAAGCACGCGGCGGCGCGACAATCTATGGAGCGTCCGCTGCATACCACAATCTCGCGAATGCGAAGCAAGCAGCGTTGTTCCGAGCCGTTGGCGCACCGCTCACGCTCTATACAGAGATTACAAGTGACATCACGACAGGCGGACATAGGTTGGTGGATATGTATGGCGGCGTTCTTTGTTTGCGAAATCAGAATTCCTTGAATAATCTAAAGAACATTCAGCCTAATGTTGAAGACCGTTCATTTGGGGTAGTGGTTATAGAGTAATGATTAGATTCATCGACATATCGAACTGGCAGGGGGGTATCAATCTCCCTGCCATTCTCCCAAATGTGGACGGCGTTGTTTGCAAGGCCACTGAGGGCACGACTTTTGTTGACCCGTACTGCGATATCTGGGTTCAGCAATGCATAAACGCTGGAAAGCTTTGGGGCTTCTACCACTTCGCCAGCAGCGAAAGCGCGAGCGAGGAAGCTGAATTCTTTGTCAATAACTGTAAAGGATATTTCCGCAATGGAATACCTATCATCGACTGGGAGGGAAACCAGAACGTTGGATGGGTGAACGCTTTCGTGTCCAAGGTTCATGAGCTCACTGGCGTTTGGCCGTTGATATATGGCAACCCGTGGCGATTCAGCAAAGGTGAAGTGGAACCGAACTGCGCCAGATGGGTGGCAGAGTACCCGGCAGTTACCTCCCCGAGCTTCGAGCAGGCCGAAAGCTGGGAATGCCCAGAAGCAGAGGGCAATGTAGTGGCCTGGCAATTCTGCTCGGATGGACGCGTGAGCGGGTACAATGGAAACCTGGACTTATCGCTGTTCTATGGAACCGAGAATCAGTGGAGGGCTTATGCGCTGGGAGATAATAGTGAAACTGATAGTGGGGGCACTGACGCTGGCGCAGATTCTTATGTATCCACGCTAGAGAATGACGAATACAAAATCACGATTGAAAGGAAAAAGTGATGGATTTGAGCTTCCCTCTATTGGGGATTACGGATGCTATGGCATGGGCGATTATCGCTTGCATATGCTTGATGCTGTTCGATGTAATAAGCGGTTTCATTGCTGCGATTAAGAACCGTGAAGTATCTTCAACAAAGATGCGAGAAGGGCTTTTCCATAAATGCTCTCTCGTAATGTGCATTGTACTGGCATGGTGCATAGAAATGTTCGTCATGCATGTGCCTGATTTAGGATTCAACGTTCCCCTTGTTATTCCAGCTTGCGTATTTATATTCGCCATGGAAGTCGTGAGCATTTTGGAGAACATCATTAAAATCAATCCCGATTTAGAAAATGAAGAGATTGTGAAGCTATTTACTAACGCAAAGAATTAGGGGATAATAGTCCCATCGGGACTTGAAGTTACCGTGCAAGTACCATTATCCGATGCTCACCCTGATAAGGTGCGGAGTGGTTTTCTGAGTAGCATCATGAGCCGCACGCCTTCAACAATCCTGGTAACGGTAGCCCGTCCTGCAACGCTATGTTTTGATTTACATCCTCACATGGCGCGGGCGGGCTATTTCATATTCAGGAGGACACATGAAACCTAACTTTCAAAAATACTGGGACATAAATGTCCCTAAATCATATAACTGCCTGTTCAATTTCATATGTGGTGGTCGAGGAACAGGCAAGTCGTTCGGTGCCAAATATGACTTCGCAAAGCAATTCATCAAAAATGGAAGCCAATTCACATATTTGCGACGAACCAAGGAGGAACTTAAAAAGCTAACTACGCAGCGAGACGGCCAATTTTGGGACGATATCTCGCCATTCATGAGCAACAGGGAGTTCAAAGTTGAATCGGACAAACTATTCATCGATAAAGAGATAGGTGGTTACGCCCATTCGCTAACTACGGCGATGAAATTGAAATCAACGCCATTTCCAGGTGTTACCGATATTCTTTTCGACGAGTTCATTATTGACGAGCGAGGTATAGGAGCACCGCATTACTTATTCGACGAAGTAACAAAGTTCTTCGAGTATTACGAGACTATCGCACGTGAGCGAGATGTTCGAGTTTGGTTTCTAGCAAACGCACTATCAACGAACAACCCGTATTTCGATGAATTCGGATTGACATTGCCAGAACCAGGCAAAATCAAGGTATTTCGCAATAAGGATGTGCTCATTCAAAATGTTGTATCGCCAGAAGTCGCGGAATCGAAAATGCAAAGTCGATTCTATTCACATGTCGTTGGGGATAGCCGCTATCGCGATTACGCTATTCAAAATAAAACTCTCTTGGATGATGACACGTTTATTGCGAAGAAGCCTAAGAATGCGAAAATGAAGTTCGTGTTATGGTTCCATGAAAAGCCTATTGGGGTATGGTTCGACCCTAAGTACAACACATTCTATTGCTCTCCGAACTATGACCCAAATTGCGAAATACAGTACTCGGCAACGACGCAAGACCATCAACCGAACAGGCTCATTCTTTCGGGGCAGTTCCAAGGGGCTGGAATACGCTTATTCAAGGCTGCTTATGAGTGCGGCAATATGCGATTCGAGAACCAAAAAATCAAAGGTTGGGTGCGAGATATTATGAGGTGGACGCGATGACAACTGTTAAGATTGAAGCAACTAAAGTTGATGGAAGCACATGTTCTTATATAGGCATGATTGGGACAGATGGATGGATTTATTTCAACGACTTTGATTTCTATAGATTTCAACCAAAAGGAACATGGGAGGATACGCAGCAAATCAGAAACCGAACCCGTTCAAGTTGGTGTAAAACTCACATCTTCAATAAGCTGTCAAGCTCTAATCTAAATAGTGGAGGCGGCAGCTCGGCACCCAGCCAAGATGTTGAAGGAATGGTGCAACTGGCTATTGATATAGCCAACGACGATTCCCATGGATATGACCAGGGCAATCGATGGGGGCCAGATTATGACTGTAGCTCGCTTCTACTCTATTGCGCAAAACAAGCTGGGTTCAATGTATATGGAAGCTCGCCATATGGCAACACCCAAACAATGGTTCAACAATTCACTGGGGCAGGATGGGAATGGTTGAGCGGTGTTGGCAATGATGTAAGCCAATTGCAGCGTGGTGATATACTTCTGAACACATCTGCCCATACAGAGATGTATATCGGTGGACAGCAGAATGTAGGAGCGCATATCAATGAGTTCGGTGGAGTTACGGGTGGACGAACGGGTGACCAAACAGGAAACGAGATATCAGTAAGTGGCTGGTATAGTTTTCCGTGGAATGGTGTTTTGAGATACACAGTATAAGGAAGGAACTGTCATGTGGGCACTTTGGGTTTTATTATTGGTAGCATTGTAACTATGGTTATAGGCGGACTTGCTGGTGCTGTATACGCGGAGATGAAGTTCAGCAAGACGATGGAACTATGGTATAGCGATTGGCATAGTCAGAACGATGTTTTATGGACAAACATTGAAGATGAAGATTATAAGTGAGAGTGTGGTAAAATAAGAACACTGGCGGTGTTGTAAAGTCAACCTGGTAAGCCCTCACCGTCAGATGTATCCGTGTGAGAACCCGTTCTAAGTGACGGGTTCTTTTGTTTTTATAGGAGTGTTGTAAGATGGGTGATATAGAGAGTGTTAAGTGTGATGACGATGTAGAGAAGGTGCAAAAACGATTAAGACCAAATAGGGGGGGAGCATA